CTTCGAAACCACCAAAAGACATACCCTTGCTTTGGAAAAGTGTGTGTAGACCACAAACACCAAGTCCTAGAGCACGACCTTTCTTAGTTGCTGCAATAGCCTTTTCAAGACCGGGGATATTCTTTCCCCTCTCAAGAAATTCTTGTACAACGCAATCAAGAAATATTGTTGAATGATATACTGCGTCAGTATCTTTCCAATCATCGTAGAAGAATAGATTCATAGATGCTAGAACGCATGTATAGGTATACTCAGCACTAGAGTGTAGCATAATTTCATTACAAAGCTGTGGAGCTTTAACATCAAGACCATGTGCAACATACCACTCAGGTCGCTTGAGGTTAGCTTTATCAGGGAAGAAGAAATACCCCTTACCTGTCATCATCTTAGTCTTTAATGCTGTTTTATAGCGATCAAGGGCATCCTCATTCCCATTTATCAGAAGGTTAATGAAATCATTAGATACATTCCAACCAACATTATTACCATCCGGTTCTGCTTCAAGGTATTCACACACCTCGTAGAAGTCGCTATGGTCGATTGGAAGATAGCCTGCCCAGCTACCACGCCTTGCTGTACCTTGTGCAACATACTCCATATCCTTTTGGAAAAGCTGAAGCAGAGGTACAACACCAGATGTCTTACCACCGATACTAATATCAGAGCCACGGCCACGAATATCACCGAGGTATCCAGCAGTACCGAATCCCATCTTAGTGAGCATGGCAGTTTCATGTCTCGCTTTATAAATTTCATCAATACTGTCTCCAACATAACTTCCAGCACAACTCACAGGAAGCCCTCGGGTTGTTCCTGTGTTCGATAAAACAGGAGTGGAAGGTGACAGCCAGCCCCTCCACATAAGGTCAAAGAAGATACCAAAGAACTTATTAGGTTCTGGTGTATGCACTGCTAGTGTTCTAGCAATTCTCTGGTATTGTTCTTTAGGATTGTTTGCCTGATATAGATATTTCTCTTTGAATAGTTGGTATCCACCTGTACTCCAAAACTGAGGACATAGCCCTTGTTCTTGTAGCTTCTTACGTTCTTCACTTAGTTTATCATACATTGAAAGTAAACCCCTCCTTATCCCAATTTCTTACATATTGATTACCTTGTGAGCTAAAGAAATCCTGCATCATATATCCGTTTATACCTTTGTAAAACCAAACTGCTACAGGGTTATATGGCACACTGTACAGTGGTTCTAGTCCAAGATTCTCAAGACAATAGTTAACTCGACTTTGTGCAAAGTGTTCTAGTTGCACCTCAGTGATGCCTTCAATCTTACCTTTAGAGAATATACGTTTAATAATTACACGCTCATGTTGGAAAACTGTCTCTGCGGCAACATACATATCTGCATTTAGCTTTTTAATATCTTCCTCGTCTATCTCACCAGCCTCAAGCATTTCTCCTTGAAGTGTTCTGTATAACCAACCAGCAGCTTCCGCGTGTAGGTTCTCGTCACGAGCAGAGAAGTTGATACCACTCACCAAGTTCAGTAGTTTATTCTTACCTGAACTTTGGAAGTGCTTTAAGAAAGCGAATGAAGTATAAAGAATAGCCCCTTCTCCGAATGTAAAAGCACCCAAGGCTCGTAGATCATCTTCTCCATCAAGCGTATTTTCAAGAAATTTAATACGTTGGTTAAGGTCTTCATCATCTTGATAACTCCTATAAAACTCGTTGTCTGCTAGTCCAAGTTCTTCATTAATTTTTGAGTAGAACTTAGCATGAACTTGTAGTTCCATTGCACCAAACATTGCAGCCATTGGTTGGATATCCGCAGGTCTTGGGAACTTTCTAAATACAAAGTTTAACCAAAACTCGTCACCAATTATTTGTTCGTACTTAGTAAATAAGCGAAGAAGTTCAATAGTTCCAAACCTCTCGGCTTCTGTCATGTTGACCATGATATCTTGTTTGTCTTTATGTACCTTAACTTCATCGTGAGGCCAGAAGTGGTGTGCTTGTTTGTCTGCATACCAAACTGCCTCTGGGTAGTCTACGGTAAATTCTGATTTTGGTGTTCTTAATCTAACTGCCACAGTTATTCCCCTGCTTCTGTATATATATCAGACTGAGCATCTGCTCTTCTGCTCATACGTCTCATTTCTTCTTTTAGGAAGATGTCTTCTGTAGAGTATAAGAAGGCACCTAATGAAGCGGCACCAGAGCCTCTCCAATCAAAGTCTGTTCTTTCACTTCCTTCCACTCTGTTGCATAACACAATCTCATTCCTTAGATTTCTGTGATTACACTCGACCATTTCATAAGGTCTTGTGATGTCCATTCCATTTGTGTGTAGAATTCTAGCAAGCTCTGTCGGTTCAGGTTGTGGGTCAACCCAATCATCAAGTAGTTGCAAATCTGAAACACTCAAGTAGTAAAAATTCATAGGTTTATTTCTCCGTCTTGTTGTTGAAAAATCTTCTCCAAAAATACCCTCTGACAATAGAGATACAAGTAAAGATTACTGTTATTCCTAAGTTATCTACAAATGTAGTTGGTAGGTTATAAATTGGAGCGATTAAAAAAGTCCAGATCAGAAGCGATAGCAACCAACCAGTCCCCACATTTAGTACCTGTTCTACTAGGGAGTGTTTTTTACTCTGGCTCATAGTTCCAGCAACTGTGGTTGTCAATTAACTGACGGTGTTGAATGAATCCAAAGAAGTTGCCAGAATTGTAACCAAGCCCATTAGTATAACCTGTCACACCCTCTGTGTCAAGGTCTACTTCACAATCCATTGGAGTACATTGATGTTCAAAAGGAGAAGCATGTACTGGCTTAGCATCTACCAGTAGGCTGTAGAGCATTTCAGCTTTTTCTAGGCTTTGGTCAGTAAGACGATAACTAACCTGAGCACAACAAGATGACGATATTTTCAATGCATCTTGTAAGCTGAAGCCTCGTTTGTGATCTAGCATCTCCATTTCTGAGCTTACCTTAGAGTGTCCAGAAGCCTTCCAAACACCCTCACCGTAGTTGCCAGAGTAGTAAGGTACATGCCACTCACCTATACGTAGGAAAGTTGGCTCAGACTCTTGAGAAGCCTTGTACATACAGTTTGACAACTCTCTGATCTCTGGTTGAGCATCCTTGTGACTACGTAGCCAGAAGAAGTTGTCGTACTCTGTAGCTGTGCATACAACCTTAATGAACTGGAAAGGTTCTAGCAGCCTATTAACGATTTGCTTGTGATAACCAGCTTCATGGAATGCATTAGCATGAAAGATAGCGTCATTCCTAGCAAGATCCCAAGCTTCCTCTCGGCTTGGTTGGGAAAACTCTTCACCAAAACCAAAAGTATTTGAATCATTTTCTACTGAGTTATAACATTCATCGTCAGCTTGCATGCCTTTCTGGTGAGCACCCCAATGAACAGGTTTAGCTGTATTTTCACGGATGTTATTAATCATCTTAGGGACTGGGATAGCGCGACTACTAGCAGCGTTTCGGCTGAATAATCTGTGCGTCATAAACTCTGCGTGAACAAAGCGAGGATACTCTAACTCATATGTAGTAACTCGTTTGCCCGCAGCACTTACGCTATCAGCAATAATCTTTGCGGAAATACCTCCCTTACCTTGTATATCAACCATACTTTATAACCTCCTGCATAATAAGTCTTGTGAATACTTCCGGTTTAATGTCTTCGTTCTTCTGCCTCATCTTGATAGTGTGCGCTTCCCTTGGTTCAATGAAGTTTCGACTATCCCCTTCGAAGTCATTAAAACCTTGCCCTGTGAACTGAATGATATAAATGTTGTTGCCACTAAATTCGTTAATTATCGGCAAAGTTTCTTCAATAAAACCTGAGTCTGTAAATACAACACCACGTTCAAAGTCTCCAATAGATATGGAGTCTGCGGATTTCTTACCAAAAAAGTCTTTACCAAAGTTAGGTTTAGTCATAACTTCACTAACAAAGATTAAGAAGTCTCTAGGAGACATTCCACGGAAATACCCGGAACGTTTTTCTTTTAAAGTCCTATCAGTGCAGTAATGAATGAATTGTCCATAGTTATTACAGTTGGCGAAAGGATATGCACTACAGTAGAGTGCAGTCTTAAACGCTTTTAGCTCACAACCATACGTATCCTGAAGGCATTTGCCAATAGTGTCCTTACCCGCCCCCGAGGGAGCGTTAAGTAAGAGTATCTTATTACTCAGTGGGTTCATCTTCTACCACCTCAGAGAGTTGCTGTGTCATTTCAATGATATCGGACAAGTCTACTCCTACAAAGTCGTGAGGCTTCAGTAGCTTTTTATCACTTTCGCGGATTACTGAATAGAATTCATCCCCATCTTCCATAGTAGTCAGACGAACAAAAGTAGCAACGCCTTCTTCTTCAT